AATTTCATTATTTGTTAAATCTTTTGGGTTTTTATCTTTAGGAATTGACATAAAACTGATTTTAGTTCCTAATTTATATGATATATATGGTCCATATTCTCCTGTCATAATTTGATAATTTTTACCTTTTATATCAACTTCTTTAATATAATTTTTATTTTTTGTTTCAATTATTTTAATAATATCATTTAAACTTATATTTTCGTCGGTTAATGGATAATTTTTGTTATTATATTTAATAAAAACTCCAAATTTACCTTTTTGCATTAATACATCTTTATTATTATGTTGTCCTAATAATTTTGGATATGAAAATAATTCTACTGCTTGATCTAATGTTATATTTTCTATAGTTAATGGTTTTTTTATTGGTGAAAATGTTATGTTTTTCCCATCTATTAATTTAACAACAGGACCATATCTAGCAATAGTAGCATAAATTTGTAATGCAGAAGTAGGATGATTACCAATAAATCTATCAGTATTTAATTTATTGGATGTTGTATTATTTTTAAGTAAATTTTCAACTTTAGGATTAAATTCATCCCAAAAATTTTGTAATACATTATTCCATTTTTTTTTTCCATCAACAATTTTATCTAAATCATTTTCTAATTTTGCAGTAAATTTATATTCCATTATATTATCAAAATGTGTAGATAAATATTCAGTAACAACTTTACCAATTGATGTTGGTACTAATTTTTGTTTTTCTTTTCCTAATACTGTTTTTCCTTTAGACCATTTAATATCTTCACCTGGTTTCATTAATGCAATATTAATAATTTTATCTTCACCTTCAATATCTATTTTATCTACATATTTTCTATCTTGAACTTTACTGATTATACTTGCATAAGTAGAAGGTCTTCCTATACCTAAATCTTCTAGTTTTTTAACTAAACCTGCTTCGTTATATCTTCCGATACTTCTAGGATATTCTTCTTTACATTCTATTTCTTCATAATTTAATTTATCTTTTTTTTTAAAATTTGTATTTGATGATTGTAATTGATCATCATCTTCTAGACTTTTAATATTATATACTTTTAAAAATCCTTCAAAAATGATTGTTTCATTCGTTGCTAAAAAATAATAAGGTATTTTATTTTTTTGATTTATATCAAGATAAATATTATTAACACTAATTTCAGCTGCAGCCATTTGACTTGCAACTGTCCTTTTCCAAATTAATGAATATATTTTAATTTCTTCTGCTGTTTCACCAGCAATTGAATTTTCAATATGAGTTGGACGAATAGCTTCATGAGCTTCTTGAGCATTTTTACTTTTTGATACATAATTTTTTTTATTATGATATTTTTTACCATAATTCTTAATAATATAATCTTGACAGCTTTTTAATGCATCGTCAGATAAACTAGTAGAATCTGTTCTCATATAAGTTATATGACCCTTTTCGTATAATTTTTGAGCAATACTCATAGTACTCTTGATATTAAAACTAAATTTCTTACTTGCTTCTTGTTGTAATGTGGAGGTAATAAATGGAGCAGACGGATTTCTTTTACTAATTTTATCTTCTATTAATTTGACAGTATATGTAGATTTATCTAATACTTTTAATAATTTATTAGCTTCATTTAATTCTGATAATTTTAATATATTACCTTTAATTATATCATCTGTTGATTTTTTTATATCTAACTCATATAAAACAGCTGTTAATTTATTAGTATGATCATTTACTGAATGAAAATTACCAGTAATTTTAAAATAAGATTCTTGATCTAAATTATTAATTTCATTTTCTTTATCAATAATTATTTTTACAACAACAGACTGAACTCTTCCTGCAGATAATTTCATAGCAATATTATTCCATAAAACTGGAGATAATTTATAACCAACAATTCTATCTAAGAAACGTCTTGTTTCTTGAGCTCTAACTAAATTATAATCTATTTTTCGTGGACATTTTAATGCATTCATTAATGCAGTTTTTGTAATTTCATTAAAAACAATTCTTTTTGGATCCTTTAATTTTAATACATCTGCTAAACTTGCAGCAATTGCTTCTCCTTCTCTGTCTTCATCTGCTGCTAAAATAACATCACTGCATAATTTAACAGAACTTATCAAATCAGCTACTACCTTTTTTTTATCTTTACTAATTACATAAGTGGGAGTAAAACCATTATCTACATCAATTGATAAACTAGATGATTCTAAATCACGGACATGACCGATAGATGCTTTAACTAAATAATTTTTTCCTAAAATGGAATTAATTTTTTGAATTTTACCAGGAGATTCAACAATCACTAATATAGGTTTTGGCATTTTTTATATTAATTAATTAATGTTTATATAAGAATTAATTCTTTCAATATTCTCTATTTATGATTAAATGAATAATAAACAAATATACTTGTGTAAATGGTCTTTATACAAAAAAAAAACAGTTTTCTAAACAATTGTTGTCAAAAGTCGTCTGATGGCCCTCTAGATGATTAGACGTATTTTTTTCTTCATTTCACAATAACCTGCGTATTTTAAAGCTTGAATAGAATCTGATTTTTTTCTCTTACTTCTCGCAAGCGAATTGCATGGTAATGGTTTTTCATTCTCTGTATCTTTATGGAGATTCGTTTTCGTGAGAAATTGCTTTGATTTATCTTCATTTGATGAAGATAAATTTATTAATTTGGTAGAGGACTTGCCCGTGAAAATAGTATTTTCACATTTATGCATCTGCCAAAATACATATGCATGAGAGGAATATAATTCAGATAATTCAGATAATTCAGATAATTCAGATAATGGTCGTGGGGTTCCTGGTCGGACGGGAACCCCATTGACGGGAACTTCGCTGACTGGTATCTGAAACGATAATAGTTGTGAGCATTCTGGACGGACGGAGAGAGGTGGGTTCATAATTAAATTAATGTTTTTATTTAAAATTGAAGTAATTGTTTATATAAAAAATAATTATTTCAATATTTTTTATATATTATTGAAATATAATATATAATATATTAATATGATTAAAGAAACAATGAATAAAGAATGGAATAATTGGACTCTGTCTCAAATAAAAAATGGTGTTTGTAAAAAAAAAATCGAAGAAACTTTAATAAAACAAAATTATAGTACTGATATAATAAATAAATTACTATATAACAATGGTTTAATAGTTAAACCATATTTAACTAATCGAAATAAAAAAAATTATAATGATGCAAAAATAGCTAAAATAAAACCAATGGTGGCAAAACCATATGTAAGTAAAATCATAACTTTAGAAAATAATGTAAAAATGAATATATTATATGATGATCCTAAAATATTTACAATTGATAATTATTTAACTAATGAAGAATGTGATCATTTTATTAATTTATCAAAAAACAAATTAAAAAGATCATTAGTAAGTATAGCAAATAAAGGATCAATATCAGAAGGTAGAACTGGTGAAAATTGTTGGATTATGCATAATAATGATAAAATAACAAAATCAGTTAGTGAAAAAATTGCAAAATTAGTAGAAATACCTATTGAAAATGCAGAAAGTTTTCAATTAATACATTACGATAAAACACAACAATATAGACAACATTATGATGGATGGGATCATAATAATTCAGATAAAACATTAAGATGTTTAAAATATGGTGGTCAGAGATTAGTTACAGTATTATGTTATTTAAATGATGTAAAAGAAGGTGGGGGGACAAAATTTACAAAATTAAATAAAGAAGTAGAAGCAAAAAAAGGAAAGTTATTATTTTTTAGAAATGTAGAAGAAGGAAGTAATATTAAACATAAATTATCTGAACATGCAGGTATGCCAGTTATAGAAGGTGAAAAATTTGCATTTAACTTATGGTTTAGGGAATGTTCAGTAAAAAAATTATATAAAGATTTTAATCCAGATTATTATAATTAATTATTAAGTAAATAATACCATTTATCTAATAAATGGATTATTTTATTTTTTGATTTATTAGATATTTTACCAGCAATAACTAAATTTATATTATTATTTCTAAATATATGTTTACATGCTAAGTTAAATTTGATTTTAGATATTTTTAATATTTTATCAATTTCTTCATCTAATGTTTCTATTCCTTGTCTTTGAATTGCTTTATTCATATAATGATATATTAAATCCATATTTGTTTGGTTTAATTTTTTTTTATTAATAACATTTTTTTTACATCTCTTTAATTCATTACTGTCTATACCATACTTTATTAATTTATAAAGAACCTCTAATATTTTTTCTATTGCTAAATCACATTTTTTTTCATCTACTGAACTTTTAATTATAAAAACACTAGTATCTTCTAATTCTGTATTATAACTTGAACAATTATATGCTAATGCACATTTTGTTCTTAAAATATGAAATAGTTTAGATGATGAACCAGATGTTAATGAAGTTGATATTAATAATGTAATTAAATTAAATTGGTTTGGATGTAAATATCCATTATGATGAAATCCGAAAGATATATGTACTTGTCCCATTCCATTAATATTTGTTATATTTAATCTGGGTCGTTTTTGAATAGGGATAATATGTAATCTAGTAAGATCATAATTACATTGTATTTTAATTTTATTATATAATATATTACTAATTTTATTATAATCTATATTACCAATTGTAAGGAAAATGGTATTACTTGGACAATAATATTTATTTCTATATTTTACCAAATCATTTTTTTTAAATTTTTTAATATTATTTTTAATTCCAATAATTGGTAGACTTAAAGAAGATCCTTCAAATATTTGATACATTAATGTATCCAACATATGTTCATCAATATCATTATTGACCATATTATATTCTTCTAAAATTACTTTTCTTTCTTTATTTATATCTTTTTGATATAAATTTGCACCAAGATATAAATCAATAAATATATCTAATAATTCAAATAAATCTTTTTTATTTCCATGTAATTCATATCCAGTATAATCATATGTTGTCATCGCATTATAATAAGATCCTAAATTATCTAATTGTGATAATAATTTATTTGTATTACGTTTTTTTGTACCTTTAAATAACATATGCTCTAAAAAATGTGATATACCGCTATTTTTTATATTTTCATCTCTTGAACCAGCATTTATAATAAATCCAATGGATATCATATCAGTTTTTGTAGGTATATGTATATATTGAAGTCCATTATCATAATTAATAATTTTATGTACCATATATATATAAATATAATATTAATAAATGATTATTAAAAATGTGCATTCTTATCAGTAGGTTTAATATTCATAGTATTATTAGGTTTAATAATTTTAAGACTAGAATAATTATTTTCTAAAATATATATATTATTAATTTCATTTTCTTCATTAATAATTTTATTAATATTATTAACATTATCTAATAATCTAATTATAGTTTTATTCGTTTTAGGATAATATTCAAATACTTTCTTGCCATATTTTTTACCACTGTAGCCTTCTCCTGCAATGATTTTTATTCCCAATATATAATCATGAAGTTTAATATCATTTGATTTTTCTATAAAATTATTATTTTCATCATATATTTCAACATTTATTCCATCATTACTAATAATTTTATTTGCATAGACAATTTTGTTATTAATTTTATAAGAATAAATACCCCGCATACCATTTGGTATATATATAGATAAAATTAATGTATTTTTATGATAACAATTATATTTGCTATTATTATTATAACATTCGATATATTGAATAGGATTATCATATAATAATATAGCATTTTCATTATTTGGTATTGGATTAAATGTAAAATTAAATTTTTTTGTAACATTATTATCATAATCGTAAAATCTTATACTAGTATTAAAATTTATTTTATTTATTATAAATCGAAAATTATAATCTTTAAAATTATTACTATATCCAAATGATTTCAATAAATCATCAAAAGTTGACATTGTATTTCCAGCATTTACATCTAAAAATAAAATTTCAACACCTTTATTTATTTCGATTGATAAATAAATTTCATCCAAATCAAAAATATAATTATCTTGGGCTAAATTCCAGTTATATTCATCAAAATTATTTAAATAATATTGTGAATCTAATTTTAAATTTTTACCATTTTCTTTGAATATAAATTTTCTATTTTTACAAATTCCTAATTTAATTAAATTCATATTTATATCATATAATTTTAAAATACAATTTTTGTTATATAAATAATAATTTATACTAGAAATAATATTATTATTATTAAGATTATTAGTTATAGGTAAAGTTATAATTTTTGTTCTATTTTTATCAAAAATTGTAAAAATATGTTCAGATGAATTGAAATTAATATTTTCAATATTTTCAATATTTCCAATAGTTTCCAGATTATTTTTATTAAATATTCTTTTTTTAATTAAAACATAATTAATATTATGTGTTTCTATAATACCAGTTTTTTTTATTAAATTATTAATTTTAATAATAGTATTTTGAATACTAGTTGATAATGTAATATTCAAATCTAATCTTAAATTAAATTTCTTTTCGTACTTAATCGGCCAATTATCATTAATATCTATTTTTTCTCTCATTAATATTTCAGCTCGTTTTTCATGTTTATTAATATATAAATTATTGTTTTCATTAACTTTTTTTAGTTCATTCAAATGATTTATTTGATTATTTATAATATATTTTTGTCCACTAAAATATATCATTTTTGTAATATTATAGTTAGTATCCAAAATTTGGATAATTAATCGATGTTTATTTAAATATTCATAATTATTATTATTGAAAAGATTAAATTCCTGTAATTTATCTAATTTTTCTGCTAAATTAATTGAAGTTATGAGTGAATTAAATTTAATTTCACTACTATTTAACTTTTTGTATATGAAATAATTAATATCATATTCTTTATTAATTATATTACATTTACAAAATTCAGGTATTTCTCCAAATCTTCTAATAATATAATATGAATTTTCATTTTCATTTATATTGTCTGATAATAAATTATCATTCTCATCATATAAATTTATATTTTTACTTATATAATCGAAATCTAAATCAGAAAAATTTATTCTTTCGAATTTATTATCTACCTTAATTGCTAAAAACTTTCCAAAATCTCTAATATTATTAATTATTAAATCAATAATATTTTTACTAGTAGTATAATTTTCTTCTTCACTATTATCTAATTTACATAATTCTATTGATATTTCATTTTTTGTAAAATCTAAGTTATTTAATGATACTAAAATTACATTATCATTTTCTAATTTTAAAATTCTACCATTATATAAAATAATTTTTCGAATTTGATTTTTATTATCATCAAATGTTTTAATTACTTTAATACCTTCTTCTAATTTATCTGTAACATCTGCCGATCTTAACTTAAAATTTAAATATGTAATTCCTCCTCCGCTATTTATAAAATATAAATTTTTATCCTCAATAAAATCAATAGTTTTTAATCTATATTCTCCTATAAGATCCTTATAATTTTCTTTAACAATTTTTATTATTTTATCATTTTCATCTAATAAAATATCATCTTTAAAAAAATCATAACAATAATCTAAATAATTAATTTTATTATTAGATAATTTATAAGTAAATGGATATCTATAATAATTATATTTATTATTTTTATTATAATCTTCAGGATACGGGTTATTACTAATAATTGTATTATAATTGTAAGATTCGATACTGATTGATCTTATTTTTTTATTTTCAGGAACTAATTCATTAATATCATTATAACTATAATCATTTCCAAAATATTGTCCACTTGTATGTTTAAATCTAATAAATTCATTTTTAAAATTAAAATCTAAATATAATTTTACAATTGCATATTTCATTTTAACTTTCATTGATCTAACAATAATGCATAAATCATCTGGTAAATTATATTTACCATATCCTAATGTAATTGAAATTCCTTGAAATGCAATATTTTCAAATATTGTAACTCCAAAAGTTTGTTTGGAAACTATAATATATTTTATATCATTTGTAAAAGGTTCTTTATTACTTTCATTATTTTCACAATTACCAAATTTTGGTATGTTATTACATTGTTTATGAGTAAAACCATATGATACTTCTTTATCTTTAGATGAATATCCATATAATGTACATGATTTTCTTAAAATTTCCATATTTGAATTAACGACTTTTATTATAAATGATCCTTCAATTGGTGTTTGTAATTGTTTTTCATCATAATATGTTTTCCATGGTATTAATATTTTTGAAATATATAAATTATAAAAATGTTCCCAAGTATTGAATTCAATTGTTCTTAATTTTTTATTATTATAATTAAATAATTCAATATATCCAACTTTTCCATATGCATTATATTTTTTTAATCTATCAATTTCATTATATAATGAAACATCAAATTTTTCTACTTGAATATATTTATCATTAATTTCAGGTCTGACAGATGTTTGTGGAATATTTTCATTATAAATATATAATTTAGCAGTTACTTCTTTTCTACTAATTTGTAAATTTTTTGTAATATTGTCCCAAGTTCTATATTTTATATCCCGAATAGTATAATTTGTTTCCGTATTTTTAACACGGATTATTACACCTTCACAACAAGATAAATCCAGATTAATAAAATTATTATAATCATCTGTAAATTTTAAATTATAACCCTTAAATTTAACGAAATCTTCATCTTCATAGATGTTTCTAATTAATGTTACTTTAAAATTATGGGGTATTTTTATTGATGTTGTTGGTATGTTTTTTCTAATTTGATGTACACCTACTCCTAGATCTCTTCTTACACTTTTAAAATCACTTAAACTATATAATTCAACAATTTGACCTCCATAAAACATAGTAAATAAACCAGAATAATATATATCATCTATTAAATATAAACTTTCATCATATGTATTACCATATGGTAGTAATTGATTATTTAATCTACATATATTTTCAGCAACTCTGAAATATTTATTATTATCATCAGTTAAATCATTAAATTTATTATGTGTTAAACATTTAATTGGATCATTATGTTGTGTATTATCAAATTCATTTTTTAATTTATATACATAGCATTTACCTTTTGAAACTGAAAATATTCTATATCCCATCTGAATTACTTCTAAAGCACATCTATTAATATTATCAACTCTATTCATATCTATAAATTTACTATAATTAATAGTTTTATTAATATCAGCTTCATCATTAATATCTGCTTCTTTAATATCACCTGTTAATTGTAATAATTTAAATTTAGATAAATCTAACTCTATTTTTTCATATTTTGGATAATTAAAATGAACACACCCATAATTTATTAAATTAAAATATGGAAAAAAAGAATCTGCATTATAACTATGAGTTTCAAAATAAATATCATTTAAAAATGTTCCTACTAATATATAACTTCCAGAATAGGGGATTTCTGGCGTTTTTGCACCAAGTTTACGTAAAACTTGGATTGCATCATCTGATAATACAGATTTAGTAAAAATAGGTTCATTATTTTTATTTAAAGTTCTTTTTTTACCTACCGCATCACCTCTTACTGTTATTATAACAATATCTTTATAAAATACAAATTTTCTCATAAAATCAACAAATTTTTTATTTTCAATATCATAATTACCTGTCATAAAATTTCTAATATATTTTGGTTTTAATATAGATTTTCTATCTAATACTAATACATTAATACCATGGTTACCACCTAATATAGGATACTCGTCCCCTAATTTAATACTAACTCTGCCACTACATCTTTTACAATCACCTCCTGATATAATACTAATTTTTTTTAGAAAATCTGTTGGATTTATACAACTACCATCGTCATCTGTTGTATTTGGATCATAATTAATTGCCCAGTTTCTGTTACACCCTTTAATTTTTTGTTTACAAATACATTCTGAACAAGTATCTTTACATTCTTTTTGATGTTTACATAGATCACATGTTCCTTTTTTTTCACAACCTAAACAATCTTCTACACAACTAGCAGTTGCATACATATTATAGTTAGCTGCATTTTTATCCATACAACCTAAAGTATTATATCTACATTTTGATTCATCACCGATATCAGCTTCAGAATTATAATTTAAAGCTTTTTTATTATTACATCCAATTTTTTTATTATAAATATAAAAATATATTGCAATTGCAAAAATAATAATATAAAGAATATATCTTAATTTTGATATCATTATATTTATTGAGAAATAAATATAATAAAACTTATTTATATTATATGAATTATTAACAGTTTATTTTAGAAAATATAATACTGTTTTTTTTGATAATCATTATGATTTTCTAGAAAAAAATAATATATTAAAATTATGCATAAAGTAAGCTTACTGGAGCATCTACTACTAACCTATAATGAAAACCCATTGCTGTCATATGACTCGGTCTTATAATTCGAAATATATCACCAGATTTAGCTGCATAATATCGACAAATTGGATCTGTTAATAATATCCTTGACATATTTTTAATATTTAAATCATATTCTTCCATATATTTGTTTTTTTCATCATCTAATAATAATTCAAATTTTGGTTGTAGTTCATGTTCTACTATATTTATTAATAAGTCTGTTTCAAAAAATACTTCTGCTTTTTTAAGCTCTAAAAACTGTTTGTAAGCTTTTTGATTAATACTATCTCCAATAAAAATTCTATTATATCCTTTGGAATTAGCTAAAAATACATCTAATCCTTGAATTCTTTTAATTGTCGTTAATTTTCCATAAATAACCATTATATAATATATATCATCCGATGTATCTGATTTTATATTATAAATCCTTTCATCTGTTTTTTGTTTTAGTAATTCATTATAATTTTTATCTAAATTTTTTGCTAAAAGAACTTTTCTCTCAGTTAACATTTTTGTTATATTTAATAAAATTTTTTCCATTCTTATTATATAAATAATATATTTATTTAAATATTATTATTTATCAATTTTTATTAGTTTATATATATTGAATTAAACAAGATTTAACTGTTAAAATGGCTTAGAATCTTATTAAATAAATAATAATTTATTCTTATCTGATGATAATATAAATATAAATTCAATTATATATCAACTATTTCATAATTTGACAAATCTGAATCTTTAGATATATGTTGTCTGATAGGAGAGTTTAATTTATTAACATAATTTAAATTTTTTGATTCTGCTATATCAGATCCTACTAT